TTAACTATCTCACAAATGATTTTGTATGGATCTGCGTTGGACCCTGGTCTACGATCCTCTAAATAACCTTTCCATTCTTTAGCAGTGTCCTGAGGAACACGAATTGACGCTCCACGATCAGATACACCCCAACTAAACTTATCGATTGATTGAGTTTCGTATTGACCAGTTAAACGAAGGTTATTGTTAGATCCATATGCTTTGATGTGATCATCATGTCTAGCCTCAAATGCGTTAAATAAAGCCATAAAATATTCTTCATTTCCTTCATTTCTCATTTTATCAGTTGAAAAATTCGTGTGAAGTCCTGATCCATTCCACTCTCCGTGTGTTAATGGTTTTGGGTGAAGTTCGATATGGTATCCGTATTTTTCTGCAATTTTAAGTAAGAAGTATCTTGTCATCCAAAGATCATCTCCACCTTTGTGTTTTCCTTGAGAGAAAACTTGATACTCCCACTGACCAAGTGCAACCTCCGCGTTTATACCGGTAATATCAATTCCATAATTCAAACACATGTTTAAATGTTCATCAACAAATGAACGACCTACCACGTTATGTCCAACACCACAATAATATTCACCCTGTCCTTTTAAAATATTTCTTTTGTGTCCCAATATGTTTCCATTAATTTCTTCACGAATGAAATATTCTTGTTCGAACCCAAACCAAAGATCTTCATATCCTTGACTAATTTGTGATCTTTTGTTTGATTCGTGTGGAGTTCCATCAGGATTTAATACCTCACATAAAACATAAATAGTGGAAGTAACATCTGAAATATAATGTCTTATAGGTTTTAATAATCTATCTGAGTTACCTGTTTCAGCTTGGAGAGTCGATGATCCGTCAAAATTCCATATGGGGAATTTTCCATCCAAAAATGCATTTTTAACTTTTTCGTACTCAACTATTTTTACTTTGCTTCTCAAATTTGGTTCAGGTTTGTATCCATCCAACCAAACGTATTCCAATTTAACTTTCATTTTTAATCAATATTTAAATTATTATCTTGATAGTGAGTAAATACGAACTCATCAAGTGTCATTTCTCTTAAAGTGTTATTATTTATATCTTCCACCAAATAATTGTAATCAGGTTCTTTAAGTGTTTTTACAAATTTTAAATAATTTTCATACTCAATTTCAATGTTTTCATCACTTGATAATATGATATTTGTGGGTGATGGAAAAATCATATTTAACCCCACGCCTAAATTTACTTCTATAGTTGTTTCTTTTTTCATTTTGTTTTATTTATAAAATCTATAATATCTTTTTCATTAGGATTATTTTGAAATTCTTGATAAACTTTCTTTGAGAATTCGTCAGTACAAATTATAGCATCAGCATCAAGATAGATCATAATGTGGTGTAAGTTTTTTAATATATTCTCTTTTTTTAGAAACCTTTTGTTGAATCCCATTTTCTAATCTTCTTTTTTTTCTACCAACCTTTGAAACTCAGTGTTTAATTTATTGTGGTTGATGAAAGAAATTAATCTTCTCTTAAATAAAGGTAATAGTGTTTCTTCTATTGGAAAATCTCCTTTACTGTCCATTTGAAATACTGGTAATGTTCTTTTATCTTCCCAATTAGAAAAGTTAGAAATTATTTTGGCTAATGTCAAATTTTTTACATCATCGTTGTAAATCAACGTAACGTTTGTTTTAAATTCAGGCGATTTTTTAGATGCGGGTTTTATTTCATATTCCCATACAAAAATTTTGTTGTCAGATTTTTTGGTGAAATAAAAATACCCTTTTGATGAATTTGTGTTTTTTTTATTTTTTTTGAGGACCAAATCCACTGAGTCATAAACTGCAGTCCAAACTGATTTAGCAATATTAAAATACTCAAAAACTCTGGGGGTGGAATAAGTTAATATAGATAAGAATTCTTTGTATTCTTGTTCTGACATTTGTGGTATTTCTCTTAATTTAAGATCTCTTACCAATAATTCATCGTCAATTGAATTAAAACTTTTGTTTGTGTAAATTAACTTTCTATCTTTTATTAAAGTTTGTAAGTTGATAAGGTGTAGTGACAATTCAATAAATCCTGGATAAAGTTCTAGTTTGTCTAACTTTTCTCCCATTTTTTGAAAATAAGATAATAATTTATATTCTTTATGTTCTCTATCAATTGGTTTTTCAAACATCCAATCGGTATCCATAAGAAACTCTATTTTTTTCTTTTTTGCCATTAATTAAAATAATATGACATTTTGTTGTTCGAGTAAACATCAATCGATTCTAAAAACCACATAATCGGTTCCATTAATAATGAACTCATCGTAATTTCCATCGTAATATGCTAAAGCTTCAAATGATGAATCATCAACTAAATCATTAAGAATTTGTGTTGTATCTATGAAGTATACAATATCTAATCCATAATCATTTACAAAACTCATTGGATTTCTTTCTGCGTCATATTTCATATCTTCCACAATAGATTCTACAGATTCATCATCTAAATCCCCATCTGGGTTATCTTTAATTTCTTCTATTTCATAATCAATATCCGATATTCTACTTTCACGTTCTTCATCGTGTTCTTCAGTATTTTCATCATCATATATTTGGTGAGGAGGTATAACTTGACCTTCTTTATATAAAACCCAATTCGAAGTATTTGGATTTGTACTTGTGTTTACATATTGAAATCTGTTACCTTCTGAATCTTCAAAATCGAAAACTTTTCCGTCTTTTTCTTTTGTTGGGTACATTATTGGGGCTTTTAATCCTTCATTTTCATAAACCCACTTTTCCATTTCAAGTAACCATATTTCGGTTTCTTGATCTTTACTTAAAAAACGGGTCACATCATAAGATTCAGGAGAATCGTAGACACTATCTCTGAATGAATCTTCTAAATATTCTGCAACTTGATCACCATCCACATAACCCTCAAGAAATTCACGCGAAAGATAATCTGTTGGGTTGTCAACCCATTCTTGGTAATAATCTTCTAACGATGACATCGCGTTACTATAAGTTGACACCGCATATTCAAATCCATTATCAAGAGAAAGATAAACTTTCATATCATAATGACTTCTACCCTCAGGATAAAAATTATAGACATCAACTTTACCGGTTGTTTCATCATCTAACTCGGATTCTAAATCTCCTATTTCATTTTCTATTTCATCAATTTTTTCTTGAATTTCATCCCATTTTGAATTCCATTCATCGTCGTTTGTGTCTAAAGAATCTTGTTTTTTGTCTAACTCAGTTTGTTTTTCAACTAATGATTCTATATTTTGTTTTAATTCTTTTACTGTTTCAGTATCAATTTTACCAACATGTCCACTATTAACGGCAAATTCAAAAACGGCATGTGCCATTTCAGATTCTTCATCAGTATTTTCTTCATCCCATTCATTTTCTTCTCTTCTTTCTTCTTGTTCGTCAAATTTGATTTGTAATTTTCTTTTTCTTTCTATTTCGGCAAGTGTACTACCATGATAAATTAATCTATTTGTATGGACTTGAGGAATTTCGTAAATTTTTGTGTCAGAAATATCTAATGAACCACCAACTACAACATTATAAATTTTTTCAATTTTAGATCTTTTCAAAATTAGTGGTCCATCAACCTCTATATCATATAAAGTTTTTATAGGGAGACCTGTTAAATTTAATCCTTCAGTAATTTTAAATCTTTTACTTTTGAACTGAGCAATGTTTTTTAATCCTTGGTAGTTGTAATTGACTCGTTTTAAAAGATTCAAAAATTGTTCTGATGACAACTCAATTACTTCTTGATTATAAAACCAAGCCAATCTGTCTTGCTCATCTTCTTGATTGACATTCTCAATTATTAAATTTATTAAACTAATTAAATTTTTTTCAGTAAGTACTATTTTTTTCACATTTATAAATATTTGATACTTTACAAATAAAATTTGAGGTTATATTTATTATATATAAAATAAACAATATAAACATAAATCATGGGATGCGGATGTAAAAATAAAGCCAATCAAGCTCAAACACCTCAACAAGAAGTTAAAACTCAACAACAATCTAAAGTAAAAACTGTTAACGAAAATATCAAAAAGATTGTTGAAAAATATTATAAAAACAAATAATTGTTGTTGGTTTATTGATCTTAACTGAGGTGGGAATTGTTTTCCACCTTTTTTTATATTTATAAGTATGACTGTTAAAACTATAATAGAATATTTCAACAATGGTGATTGGGGCTTTATAAGTAAAATTTTTAGAAATAATATTTTAAGTTTTTTGAAATTTATAAAAAGTAAAAATTTATTACAAGAAATTGATATCGATCAAATACCTGGTGATTCTTATAATGACAATCTTTTTTCTTTTTTTGTAGAAAATAATATGTTATCAGGCGTGGATTATAATGACATGCCAGACCAATTCAAAAATCATTTTTTACTCTATGGTTTAGAAAATAACTATGAAGACACAATGGTGTTTATCACAAATAATCTTATTACTGATGTAAAAATCAGACCTGACGGTTTTTATCTTCATTTAAGAGATAGAGAAGAATTAGAAATTCTTTTTTGTGGTGGGAGACGAGATGAAGGTGCAAGGGGTGTGGCAAAAATAATTTTAAGTGAAGATGGTTTAGGTCATGATTGGTATTATGACAATAGTGTTCATCCACATCAAGTTGTTTATGAATTAGATTACGCAAACATTACAGCACTTAAAGATATTATTTTTAAAGAAATCGGAGATAAAGAATTGTCTTTAGAGGATTATGACTCTGATTTTTTTTCTGAACTTTCTGAAGAACAAGGAACTGAAGGTTATTTTAGAATAAGAGCCGAAGACTTGAATGGTTTAGTTAATGATGAAGATGCTTTTAACGAGTTATGTAAAAATGATTTGGATGAGTTAGGTTCTAATTTAAGGAGTTTATATTGGCAAAGTGAAAATAGTGCGTATGAATATGAATTATATGATCTTGTATATGGTGGTTTAGACGAATACTTTGAAGGAAGAATTAGTGAAGTCCCAAGAGAAGTCACTAGATCTGACGGTTCTAAAATAACAAGATATGATAGTTACATTAAAATTAGAAATTTTCAAAGCATAATTGATACTTTTTTAGAAAAAAATAAAGGTGGTTACTGGAATGATTCTCATTTAGAATATTTTGGTGGGTTTATTCAATTATGGGTTGGTATGTATAATGACGATGATATTGATTGTATTGATTTTAGAGTTCCTGACTATCCTGATTGGGGCAGAACAACAAAAAATATTAACGAATTGTTTTACGATTTCATCTGACTATGAATGCGTCTCGATTAATAACTTTATTTAACAATGGAGGTACCGATGCAGATTTAGTTTTAAGAATATTTGGATCAACTACAAATTTTGTTTTCAAATATTTGAAACCAAAAAAAATGGTTCATAAGTTGGATTTAGATCAGATTTGGGATCATTGTTTTTTCGGTATTGATGAATATAAACTTAATGAGATTTGTTTAGTAATACTTGATGAAGTTGGTCCCAATTATTTTTTATCCAAAATTCCCATGGTAAATGTTGTAGATGATAAATACTACTTTGAATTTTACAACTTTAGAAACCTTGACGCGTTTTTTTCTGAAAATGACTACCCTAAATTTCAAAAAATGGAAAACTTGGATTATGTTTCTGAATCTGAAATTGATTTTTACTATGATATATTGAAACAATTTACGTCAGAAAATAAAAGATATTTAAAAAATTTTATTTTAGAAAATTTTGGGTCAATAAATTTAGATTTGGGTGATTTTGAGTTTAATCAAGGTTCGGTTGAAAATTATTTTGAAAACGGTACTTTCAATATTAGAAATAATATTGATGAGATATTAAGAACTGACCATTTGTTTTTGTCCGTTTTATACACAGATACATTTGAGGGTCTTCGTAAAAATTTATTGTCTTTATATAATTTTTCTTATAAAAAAAACATATATGATAATTGGAAAAAAACAGTTTTAAGCTCACTAAGTGAGATATTTTATCCAAAAATATATAATGGGGGATATTTAAAATTTGTTGATTTCAATAATTTTTTAAAAAACTTTTTTGAATGTTTCTCAAATTATAAAATCAATATTTTTGACACTTATGGGCCTGATGATATGCTTAGAGCGATGACTTATCATGGATGCATTGAGCAACTTGAGTTAGATGATGAAATTTCATCTTCGAATATCAAAAACATAATAAATGATTATATATCAGAATACATTTGAAAAAGTGTTTATAGTTTTTTTTTAATTTATTATTTTTTTTAAAAATCAATAATGAGAAAATTAATAAGAGACACAAAAAATACAACTGTAAATTTATTTGCAGATTATATCCTTTCCAAAATCGACAAAAAAGAAAAAACTATAATTGAGGTTACCGACTGTGGCCCCTTTTTTTTAGTTAATGGTGTAACCACTTCCAAAACAATTTTAGATTTAACTGAAATACAAGATGAGTTTTCTAAGTGGTTCGATGATCATTTGGCAATATATGAAAACAAAACTTTCAATATTGTTGATGTAATAAAATATGATCAAGAAATTTCAGAAAAAAAATTTATAAAACTACAAGTACACAAAGATGTTTATGTTGAAAGTAATAATTATGAAAACTTTGTATCGGTCAGATCTGAATTTCCATTCGGTTATAGTTTAGATTGTGGTAGATCAATTTATTACTACTACCATTATATTCTAAATCAAATATCATCAACAGTAGGTATCAAAGAAATAACAATGCATTTGAAAAATTTGGATGAGGAATATGATTTAGAAATTGGGTGTAAATCAATTTACGAAACACAGGTAATCAAAAATTTAATTCTTGATGTTTTTGATTTCGACTTGGTTGAGTTTAATAAAAGATTCGATAATTTTGAATTCTACGAAGACATATTGTTTCAGAATTTTGAAAAACCTTATTTGGTTCAAGATAGATTAAAAGATGTAATAATATTCTAAATTAAAAATCCCCTTTTATTGAGGGGATTTTTCATAAAATTCTTTTATTATTTGTAATCCGTCGGTAATTTCGTCAAAATCTCTTTCAGGTGCAAATAATTTTGATATTGGGAAAGTTTCGGGTGATTCAATTGTCATAAATGAAGGTACATATTCATTATCAGTTGCCTTTGTAAATAAATCATATTCTTCAGGATATTCGTCAATATCTCTATCGATGAAGGGTAGATTTTCTTTTTCTAACATTTCTTTTAAAATATGACAAAATGGGCAAGATTTCATCGTATAAAGTACTACTATTTTATCCATTTACTAATTCGGTTACAAGTTCTTTTATTTGGGATTCATTTAAAACTCCTACTCTTGTTTCAACAATTTGACCCATGTTAAACATTTTTACAGTTGGGATGCTTCTTATGCCTAATGACATTGCAACTTCTCTGTTATTATCGATATTCATCGTATACATTTGTACATTGGATTCGTTGGTTGATGCAACTCCTTCAAACACTGGTTTCATCATTTGACAAGGACCACACCAAGGAGCCCAAAATTCAACGATTAATTTTTCATTGTTTTTGATCTTTTCATTGAGATCGATACTACTAATTTCCATTTTCTTTTAGTTTATTTAAATTTTTAATGAAGAATAAAGCTTCACTCATTTTTTCTGATTCATAAAAAACTTTTATTTCATAAGATGATAGTGAAACTTTGCTTTTAGCAAGATATAAATAAATATTGGATTTGTTTTTGAAAATACCCTGTTTGTGATATATTTTTCCATTAATCTCAACAGAATCTAAATACTCGACTTGATAGTTTTTTGACATCAGTAATTCGGGAGTTAAGGAATATTGTGATGAAAGATACACAGAACAATATATTTTATTTTGCGTTTTTTCCAAAATATCCAAAAAATTTGATTCTTTACTAAATAATAATTTTTCTTCCATACTTACAATATAAAAAAAGTGGTAACAAAGTCACCACTTTTTATTAATTAAATCATTTCTTCTGCTAATTGCCAAAGTTTCGTATTGATTGTGTTTTGAGAAAGTATGTTATCAATTTTTCTCATTTTGACAACTCGTCCTTTGTTGTTCATCACCTGTGCTCCTCCTCTTACAAATTTTTCTTGTACTACGTTGAAGATTCTCCACATGTCGTCTCCTTCATCGTCTTTTCGGTTCGGGGTTAACAAGTTCATGATTTCCAAGTCGTTCAAAGTTTTTTCAACTCCAAAACGGATTTGTGCAGATTTGCGAACAAAATCAATTTTTTCATCTGTGTTTAACTCACGAGCCATCATACTTCCGACTGATGTTTCAATTAAAGGTAGTTTTTTTGAAAAATTGTCAGCCAACTCTTTAACATCATCAAGACCAAAATGATTGTGTCTCATTGTAAATTTTTCAGCAACTGCGGTTGGTACTGTAAGTCCGTTAGAACATACCAAACGAAAAAGTCCTGCACTCATGGAGAAAGCCGATGTGCCGTTGTGTGAATTACGTATTATGGCCTCAACCAAAGTGTCTCCTACTTTTGGTAATTCACTGTTTCGAAACTTGATCTCGTGGAGACCATGTATACCTTTACCAGTTTGTTTTACTGATGAAACTTTCCATCCTTCACGATCAAAAAACTCAATAACCTGATCCGTAGGAACAAAGGTATATTTGTTTGTCATTTTTGGAGATGGGGAAGTTGCGAATGCCGAAGGGGCAAATTTTTTGATTAGTTCTGATGTGTATTCCATATATTGTTTTGTTATTAGAATACAAAGATAAAACTTTTTTTTTAATTGTAAAATTTTTTTGAGTTTAATTTAAATTAATTTCTCCCCATTTGGTTTTTTGTATCACACCATCAATAAGGTTTTGTGGGTCTACAACATTATTAAGTTCGGGTATTTTTAATTCTAATATGATGTCAACAATCTGTTGTCGACTTAAAATGTAATCATCTCCATTTTCAGAATTTTTTTCACACCTCTCTTTTAACTTATCGTAGAAATCTTTTTTTTGTAAGTCCCCAATCAAAATTATTAAATCGTTTGGGTTGTTTTCAAAGAAAGAAATTAGTTGGCTTATGTAGATCTCACAATCTATGTTTTTCATATTCTAATATTTTATTGGTTCGCAATGCTGTCTCATATTCTCAGGAAAATCTAACTCAACAAAATCAGAATGAAGTTTCATATATGGTTTTGCGCTTTCAGGTAATTTTAAATTTTGAGTATTTGATCCTTCAAGTGAAAAATACTCTAAACAACTGAGTTTGGAAATAGAGTCAGGAAAAGATTTTAGATTCGGACAATCATTAATACTCAAAAACCCTAAATTTTTCAAATCTCCAATGTTGTTTGGTAATTCATCTATAAAATTTATAATAACCAATGTGGTTAGGTTTTGGAATCTCGAGATACTTTCAGGTATTTTTTCCGTCATAGGTTCTCCTGATTTATTTTCCAAAGTTAAAAACTCAATATCATTTGGTAATGAATCGAAAAAAGTATCAAAACCATACAAAGCGGCAAATTTGGAACTTATATCGTTAGGGTATTCCAAAGAAATATATCCTTTGTCATTACCACCCATAGTTAATTCACTAGCAAATCTTTCTTTCAAACCTTCCTTATGTTGAGCCATAATTGGTGTTTTTAAGAAACTAATATCAGTGCTTTTCAATTCATTTAGTGACTTTCTAAGTATCTTTTCTAATTGACGTGACGCATAAAGTTTTAAAACCTCAGGTGAAGAATTTTTAATCATTTCAGATGTCAGTCCTAAATCTAAACTTATATATTTTTTCTTAAGTTCGTCAGGTAAATTTGTATATACAGTACTTCCGTTTGGATAATTGCTGAGGTCAGGACTTCTTAATTCTAACCACATTTCTGCTGCGTCTTCACTTCCTAATTCTTTTACCGCATCTTGACTTACTGATGCATTTCTATATTTGTAAAATAGATCCTGTTCTTTATCAGTTAATGGGTCAGGTACAAATAAATTCTCTTTGTCGGCAATTTTTGGAACTTTTTTACTTATTGTGTCCCAACTTTCTACGTTATGTCCAGAGTATCCTCCTGCCATATTTTTTCCATCTGCAATTCTTTTTCTACCGTATTTATCAACAAGTATTACACTAGCAAAATCTAAATCACCGTATGGTTTATCTAAATCTATAACATAGTAGATTGTTAAATTTTTATCTAATCTATAATTGTAATAAAGATTACTTCCTCCTTCTCTTGATATACACCAACTTCTACCATGTGCCAATCTTACACATTGTTCTTTTCCGTTTGGTTTAAATATCAAAAGGTTGTCTTGATCATAGATTCTTTCGATGTCGTCATACTGACGTTTTGGTTTTTTCAAGTCGTCAGAAATTCCACCCAAACCATCAACTACATGTTCCAATTGTTCAAAAGTCATGAATAATATTGGTGGTGTAGTTTCAGGTAAGTTATTATAGTTGTCTAAGTAAGCAGATATATAATAAATTAATTGTTCATTTGTGATTGAAGGTGCTTCTTCTTTGAACTTTTTTGTTGCCGCGGCAGTAATAATTGTATTAAACTTTTGTTGTAAGAATTCAATTAATTTCAGGTATGGTAGTTTGTCTAAATTTCTTTGATTTGGAGCCAACAAAGGATACAACTCAAAATATTTTTTTAGGGCTTTTTTTACATCGTTTTTATTAGCCCCTTTGTTTTGTTCTATGTATTTTGGATATGATTCTTTTTCTAATTTTTTTGTTTCTTTAGTTAGAACGATATTTTTTAAAGGTAAATAATCATATTGAGTAATATCCCTCTTACCAGTTGGTAAACTATCTTTGAATTTACTAAAACCTTCGATTGTTTTAAGAATAACCGAATCGTCATCTTTTGTTTGCGTTTTAAATTTTTTCAAAAGTTTCTCAATTACTTTTTTTGACAACGCCTCATTAATAACAAGTTTTGTACTAATAGATTTTTTTTCTACCACAGTAGACAATATTTTGACTAAGTCCATGAATTTGTTTTTTTAATAAATATTTGATTATAAAAAAAAATTAATAGTTCATAATAAGTAATTCTTCCCCCATGTTTTGTTTCTCACCCTTCTTGGCCGCCGCGGCCTTTGCAAATTCTTTTCTAACCCAAGTATATTGATCTTCAGGAAACCACTTGTGAAGTAGTTCAAAATCATAATATGATAATGAAAACTTACCTTGGACTCCGTGTAATACGTTTGCCAACCTCTCATGATCTTGTCTATCAAAGTCGTGGTTTGAATAGTAGTTTTCAGTTTTCCAATAAGGCGGATCCAAATAAATGTATGTTGATGGTGAGTCATACTTTTGAACTACATCTGAAAAATCCATATTCTCAACGTCCGTGATTTTTAAAAAATGATCCACCCAATCAGGTTTAGATAACTTGTCTCTAAACGTAAGATACTTTGATTTGTATTTTCCTTTAAGATCAATGAAGTTTGATGTTTCAGGTTTTGACCCACTAAAAACTTGTGTTAGAATATAAACGTATTTTGCGGCCACTTCATAATTGCCAGGTTGTACGCTGAAACCTTGATTAAAAATTTCAGCCTGAAAGCTTACAAATTGTTCACGATATAGTTCAGGTGTAACATCAACCCCCTGTTTTTGACAATCAATAGAGTTGATTGCTCGTAGTAATTCTGTTGGGTTTTGAACGCACTTGAATAAATTGTAATTAAGTGGGTTAAAGTCGTTATAAACAACTTTCTGTAAGTTTGGGAATTGATTTAGGTCCATGTTATAAAAACACCAAAACATTCCGCCAAAGGTCTCTAAATAAACCTCCATATTTTTATCATAGAAAGGGACAATCCACTTTCCAATTTTACTTTTACCTCCAATGTACGAAACCAAAATTTTTATTTTTTTCTGTATTTATATTTTTCTCTGATTATACCTATAACCTCATCAAAGATAATTTTTTTCCTAATCAAAAACAAGTCAGTATCAGAATAAAATCCTTTGTAGATTTTTTCAATATCAGACATACCCGCCCAACCAATAAATTTATATTCTTTATTTTTTGGCCCATAAAGTTTATTAACATTAACCCCAAACAGTTTACCCATCCTATCGTTTAAAGTTTTTATAAACTTAACTGAACCACCAACAATTCTTAGGTCTCCTCGTTTATATTGACCTCGTTTATCTTCATTAATTCTAATACACCCATCACCATCAAAATATCCTCGTAAAAAATGTCTTTCGAGTTTTTCATTAATTTCAGGGTATTCAATTGTGTATGTTTTATTTTGGTGTATTCCAATATTTTTTAAATCATTTATCATTTTTTTACTAGAGAATCCAACTTCAGAAATATCTCTTTTTTTACTTCTCCATATTTCAACATCACTATCTAATAACGATATAAACCTTTCAAGTATTTTTTCATCTTTATTATTAATTTTAATATTTAATTTATATCTATATTCTTTTGGATTATCAATTAAACACCCATCCGCAAAAATAAAACCAAGAAAATACGCTTTTTCAGCCGTATCTATTATTTCAAAGTAATCTTCATTGAATTTCTTTCTTTTCATAATACTCCTTAACTAAATTTTGTATGAATTTAGAAATGCTTATTTCTTCATTTTTCATTTTATCAAATAAAAATCGATCAATACTGATGCCGTATTTTACCTTTTTATTTTTTTCATTTTTTTTTGGTCTTCCTATTTTACCCATATTTTATAAATATCAATTAACATAAAAAAGTGCGTCAAAAAATAAATAGTGTTTTTGATATTTATTTTCAACTGATTGATAATTAAATTATAAGTATGGAAAATAAAAAAGCAACAGAAGTTAAATGCCCAACTTGTAAGGAAAGTAAACAAGTTAAAATTACCCAAAGATTAGTTTTTATTTTGGGTGGAATAATGACCTTTCTATCAATATATGGATTGATATCTATGATCAAAGATATTAAATCACTTTTTTAATCTCTGTCAAATCTTAAGTATTGATTTATAATCAAATCTCCAACTGTGTTGTATTTAAATCCTTTGGATTTAACTCTGAGAGGAATTGATGTGTCTATTTTTTTGGGGAGTTTAACATTCAATTCACCATCAGGATGTGGAACATTCAGATTTCCATTTTTGATATCATCCAAATTTAAAAAAGCATTATAAACTAAATGGTTTTCGTACTTGTCAAAGTTGCTTTCTGGTTGTAAATTAACTCTAACAATTAAATCCCCATACGTACCATCAGCAAAATCACCCATACCTGTTAATTTAACAAATTGACCATTATCAACTCCGTGTGGTAATTTTATTTCAACTTGTTTAATTTCCCCTATATTTCCTGTTCCATTACACACAAAACAAGGTTCGATTATTTTTTCACCAAAACCATTACACACATTACAAACTGTTTGCACCATCTGAACAAACATCCCACTACCAAATTCTTTCCATAATACACCTTCTCCTTTACAAGTTTGACAAGTTTGTTTTTTTCCACCAGATCCTTGACAAGGGTCACACATTTTTTTTCTTTGATAAGAAACTTGTTTTTTCACTCCTTTATATGACTCCAAAACTCCTACATTCATATCAAGTTTTGTAATTGGTACGGATCTTCTTTGTTTGTTTTGATTGAACATGCTTGAAAAAATATCCCCCATGTCTCCAAATCCACCAAATGGATTTTTTCTTCTTCTATCATAATCAGACCTTTTTTCTTCGTTCCCTAAAATATCATATGCTTCTGATATCTTCTTGAACTCGTCTTCATTTCCCCCCGCATCTGGATGTTTTTCTTTTGCAAGTTTTCTATAAACCTTTTTAAGTTCATCCTGTGAAACGTTTTCGTTCACTCCCAATATATTATAATAGTTTTCGTTGTTCATTTAAAAAAAAATTTTTTTATAATTAATTCATGAATTACATGGTAATACTTTTCAAAAATAAAAAAAAGAAAAAAATAATCAACAAATTTAAAACAGAGGAAAAGGCTAAAGTTTTTTTCGAAGAATTAAAAAAAAGTAATGAGGTATATTTCGAAAAGATAATTGATGGTTACAATTCTTGTGACTTTGAAATTGGTTTGATAACTAAAAACAAAAATGATTTTACAAGTTATTTTTTCAAAGACGACTATGGAAGACAAATAAAATTGGATTTAGATGATTCCAAATATAAACTGATAGAAATTAGTAAGTTTTCGATCGAAGAAAAATTTGTCGATAATCAAAAAAATAAAAAAATAGATCTTACATATTTTTATGAGAATTATTTATCAACAAATGTGATAAAGATAGTTTTTGTTTTAAACAATAAAATTTTTGTACAAGAAGATAATAACTTTTCTATGTTTACTTTCAAAACAAGTGATGAATCTTTAAGATTTTTGAAATGTCTATCTAATTTTTTAATAGACAAAAAAAGAACGGATTGTATCGTTGTTACAGATACTTCATCCGTTCAGAAAAAATTATTGTACGAACAACTTAGTTCTTTTGGAATTGATAAATCAATTCTTTACAGGAGATTTACTACTTTTAGAAAATAATCTTTTTATTTTGGTCATTAATGTAACTTCTTCAACTTCTTCAACTTTTTTATCTTCAACTTTTTCTGAATTAATGATAATAAAATCTACGCCTGAAATTTCTATTCTGAACTTATTGTATTTTTTATCAACGTCTCTGAAATTGTCTTGGACCTCCTTATAGTCCTCATCTGATAGTTCGTATATTATTGTTGGTTTTGCGTCTTCAAATATATCTTGACTAGCTTCGGAGATCAACGCAAGTTTTTCTAATATCCCATCAATGACTTCCTTATTTTTTGCCATATTGTTAACTTTTGTGGTTTTTTTGGTAATAGATCTTCTTTATTGAATTTTTTTATGTTTTCAATAAAACTTTCTTTTTGTAGTTCAAGATCTTTTTTATCTTTTTCGATTTCATTCAAATACCAATCAATTTCTTTTTCTAACTTACTATTTGGTTTCTTCTCCATCATCAAAAGTTAATTCTTTATTAATTAATTCAAATTTCAAGCTATGTAATTTTTCTAAATTTTGTTTTTCAAAAATATTTTTAAGTTCTTGTACTTTTGAGTTAAACAATTTTTCTTTTTCTTCTAATTCTTTATTGTATGAAATGATACTTTTTAAATTTTTAATTGTTTCTTCTACACCATTTTCAACAAAAGGGCAAACAAACGAAAAATTTCTGAATTCTGAACCTGACTCTGTTCTTTCTACTATTTGTTCTTCATTAACAAACCTTTTAGGTATTTTCCATTTTTTTGGAAATTCCACGTCAAAAGATAGATAATTCTCTAATTTTCGGACCGAGTTCAAATACGGAAACAAAATGTTAAATTCGTTGAATAAACTCATTATTAATTTTTTATTAAGTATGTCAATATATAACTAAGAGTAAAACCATAAAAAAATAGTTCCTGTCTTGTAAGTTTAATTTTATCAGGTTTAGGTTGTAACAAGTTGACTATAAATTTTACAACTATGTTTATCAGAGATAAACAAGAAAATACAAAAATGAAAAATAAAAAAGTTTCTAATTTGATCATTGGTCTGTTTTTTTATGATTCAAAATTTCAGTTCTTAATAATTGTAATAATGCCTTTAGTTCTTGTGCCGATTTTCTTGCTCTTGTACCAGCACTTTTGTTACCATTAAAAAACTTTGTAGTATCACTGTTAAGTTGTTCGGTAAGTGTTTTGATTTGTTCTAACGTATTCATTTTTTGTTTTTTTAAAATCGTTTATTATTTATAATTTATTCTTAAAAAGTGTTTTTGTAAACACTATATGATTAAATTTCTATCTAAGTAGTTGTAAATATTCAACATTATGTCCATGTCTGATTGAGTGTATTTTTTGTCTTTACCGAAAATGTCTTCAAAAAAAATGTCTATCGCACTTTTAATTTTATCATTTTTTTGCAAATAAAAAATTTCAAGGAAAAAATCCTTGAAATAAAATTTATGGTCCCCATCAATATTAAAATTGATGCCTTCTTTCTCAAAATTGTTGATTGTTTTTTGCCAACACCAATTAAAATGATTTACCATGTCGGACTCATTCATTTCGACTTTTGTTTCATTGACTGAAGATGTGTTACCTAAAAAAGTTTCTAGTATTAGATTGTATAAAGAAAAACAGAAATCATAATATAACTCCATCTTTTCTGGTATTATATTATTTCTTTTTATTAAAATATCAATTTCTTCTTTAGAAAGTGGTCTTGCAATATATTCGTAAAAGTTATTTTCCATGACTTACATGAAAAACTATTAATAAGATTATAAAAGTAAATTATTGAGTTTTTGAAGAGTACCCAATCAAGTTTTTCATTCTAGAAAATTCCTCTGTCAACTTTTTATCTTCTCTGTTATGACTTTCCAAAGCTTTCATTATATTTGATGACCCATCTTTACTATTTCCTGCAGTTTCTTTATACACAGGTTGTGGTGCTTTATTGTAGGCCTTTAACTCAGTTTTTCTCCAAAGATTTTTGTCTTTGATTTCTTTTCTTTTTTTGTTTGTAGGTGTTTCTACTGCATTTGCCCAATCTGGATTATTACCGGTTCTTGAAGACCCTACAATATTATCGTCAACCCATTCTTTGTTTGGTTCAAAAGTGTCGTAATCAATGTTTTCCAACGCCGCCGCTGTGAAGTTTTCGATATATTCACCAACCGCATCAGATGGGGTGTATGCCATTTTATCCATTTCAGCTAACTCACCATTTCCTGCCGGAAATATTTTGGGGTCGAATGAAAATTTACCTTTAGATCCTGTTTTGAGATAATCTTTCATTTTTTTGACAACACTTTCAATGTACTCGTTGTTTTGTTTTTTATCTTGTCTATGGGCTTTATCATATTCTCTGTAACCTTTTGGTTCTTTACCGGCTCTGAATTTTTTTTCTTCTTCTACAATTCTTTCTATAAAATTAACCATTTCATTTTCAGTGAATTGATATGATTCTTTTACAGGATATTTTTTACCGTCAACAGAAAATTCTTTTTTACCTTTATCTCTTGCCAATTCTAATTCATAAGTAAATTTATTTCCTTCCTCAGTTTCTCCTTCTTCCATGTAACCGCACTCAACACATTCTGATTCTTCCATATCATATTTCCATTTTGTTTTGTATGCCGGCATGTTATCGTCTATTTTTAACTCTTCAAATTCATCATTTCCATAATAATTGTCAGGTGATGGGGCGTTCGATTTATCATCCATATTTAAGTCACTTGGGATATCTAACAAATAATCATCGTATTCTTTCATCTCTTTCTTTTTTTTAGATCTCAAAACTTTGAAATCTTCCGCATCTATTTTATCGTGCGGTTCTGCTTGTCTTGCAATGTATTTTTGACCTTTAGAGTACCTTTCATAAACTTGATTTTCTCTCATACCACCACACTCACACATCAATCCTTCAACCATTTCACCACTTTTATAACCACCACATTCGTCACAAATCTCTTTGTCTTCTACATAATCAAATTTTCGATTTTTAGACAATTTTAAAGTGTCATCTTTTTCTTTGACAATTTTTTTCAAATTTTTAGAAACTTGTTTTTCTATGTTGTATAAATTTTCCATTATATTTTTATTTATAAATATTATTGATATTTGTTTTATTCAATTCATCAAGAATTACTTGATAAATTATATCTTCGTGTATATTTCTTTCACTACTTATTTTTTGTATTACTTTTTGTAAACTTTTATTTTCAAATAATGAAAGTGCATTAATATCTCCTTGATTACAATAAGGAAATTTTTTGCATTTTTTCTTAACTCTTACAAATTTTCCACCAGGTAATTGAGTTTTTGAATATCCCCTAAAATCTTTTTTATTCATAGATTTCGCCCAAACTTTGTTAGTGGAATATTGTCCTGAGGAAGCTGATGATGTGGCTTCTTTTGTTTCTACTTTTTTTGTTTTCGTATAACTCTCCCCATCATCTTGTGAATGTTCTTTTGATTTTTTTTCAGGAATTTTTTTAACATTCTTATTGTTTGTTTTTTCAGTTTCTTTCATTTCACCCGAAAATAAAGATGAATATTGTCCTGCAGATCCCGAGGCGGTCGCTTCTTTCGTTTCTTCTTTTTTACTTGTTAAATGAGTTTGATAACTTTTTAAAAAGTCATCTATATCGTTAATATCTTTCAAATACTTTTTGATTTCTTTTCTTTTTTGCCAACTTGAGGTTTTTTTACCAGTGCTGATTATTTTTTTTATATGTTGTAAATCTTCTTCACTATTCAAAAAATCTGTGAAATTTTTTTTTCTTGATTTGTCAGTTTCTTTGAGTTCTGCATTTATCAAGTTTTTAAAATTCATTGCGTCTAATACATTTGCCCCGCTACTGTCGCTGTCTCTCAAATCTGCCGAAATTTGAGAAAATGATTTATTCATAGAACTTTTGAAATCTGGTTTTGGGATCATTGTTTTAAAACTAATAAATATGTTAATGCACTTACTAAAGACCCTGAAACAATTTCAACAATTACATTTTTTGTTTTTAATTTTTTTATGTCTTTTTTCAAATCTTTATTTTCAGATTCCAAAAGATTAACTTTTTCTTCCGTATTTTTGATTATAACTTCGTTATTTTGATCTTTCAACTCTAATATGTTTATCAAACCATCTTGTTTAATTATTTTTTTTTCTAATTCTTTAAGTTCTTGTTGATCTAATAATGTTTGTTCTTTTAATCGATCTAATTCATTCAAATCAATTAGTATTTGTTTTCCGACTTGAATTGGTAAACAAATTACAGACGTATCTTGTTTATTCAAAGTATTTTGAGAAAATACATTCGTAGATAGTAGTATGAAGGCGATTAAAAAAATTCTTTTCATTTTTTAGTATTTATATCTTTGTTTAAAGGCACTGTCAATTTCTTTTTTACCCATACCTTCTATTATGTCTTTTTTTTGTTCGTAATAATTGTTGATGATTGTTTTTTCTACTCTGATTTTGGATATGTTTTGATCAATTTTTTTTATGTCTTTTTTATAGTTTGATAAAGAATCGTTTAACTGATTTTGTATTTTTTTTAGTTGGTCAATATTTTCGTCTAACTTTTCTAACTTATATTTCAATAATTCAGATCTATCTTCAATCGGTCTAAAAAGTTTTATCAATATTATTGTCAACATTATTGTCAAAACAATAAGCAACAAATCTTTCCAATTTTTTAAGATAAATTCTTTCATTTATTTACTGCTTTTTTTCTTATAGCCAATACTTTACTCCATCTTGTCTTGAACTTTTCAAAGTACCCTCTCAATTTTGTAACTAATTCTACAAACTCTTCATCTAATTTCATCATGTTGCCGTTGATGTATACACCATTGTTTTCCCCAATACTTATAAAAAAATCAACGTCATATTCAGTTATTTTACCTGACCATTCAACATTATGTTGGTATATATTCATTTTATTGAAATCAACCAATTCAGTTACTTCAGCAACAAATTCATCCATACTTTCTTGAAAAGCTTTTTTGTCCTCGGTAGTTAATTCTGTATTTTTTTTGTCCTGAGAGTATATAGAAACTAATCCCCCTGTAATTCTATATGTTTTACTTTTTTCTGTTTTTCGAGTTTCTTTGTCAACTTCAGGATTCTCTTCATCTTGATTTGCAACTTCAAAATTTTGACTATCATCTTCGATCAATAATTTAGTGTAATACTTATCAAGAATTTGATTTTTTTCATTTATTACATTTGTACCTAACATCTTTTTTGATGCCTCAAGTAATGATTTAATTTCGTAATATCTATTCATAATTTTAATTTTTCATTTAGTAATTCAAAGTCGAAAGCCGGACTCAGATCGGTATAATCTTCATGAATATTACTTCTATTGAAGATACCCCCCATCTTTTCTACACCATTAATTTTTGTGTTATGTCCCACAAACTTTTTTTCTATTGGCATTAATTCAAAAAGTTTATTACACAACTCACTAACCATTTCAATTTGTATTTCTTGATAAGGTTCCCACAAAAAATATTCTCTCCACGTTCTCTGAAGTGCCCTTTGTTTATAAATACTTCCAATCCAATTAATGTGTCCATCTTTTAATGGTTCTTTTTTTAACCAACCCAAATTTTCTAAACAAACAAAAATTGAATTTTTATTTATTTGATTATTACAAGTTAAGTTTGAATATTTTTCATCTTCTAAAAGTTGTAATACTTTTCCTTCTTTAGAAATGAAGTAATTTGGGACTTTTTCATATTTTCCGTTATTTCTGAGTTTTAATGATGCCAAGTATTGGTCGGCGTTCCTCGAGGAATGCATCAATATTATTTTGTTTTTTGATTTGGATATACCTTGAGAAAAAAAATTACCGAACTTGATTAACTCAAAACTCATTTTTTATATATTAACTTTTTTTTATTTTGCTCAATATCTGTTTCTTGTTCAATTGGTTGTTTTTCTTTTTCAACTTCTTTGATAATTTCTACAGGCACTTCTTTAATTACTTCTACAATTCTATCTACAGGTACTTCTTTGATTACTTCTACAATTTTTTCTACAGGTACCTCTACAATTTTTTCAATTACCTCAGGCTCAACTTGTGTAGTAACTTTTGATTTAATGGGGTAGAAGTAACTTTCAGGAACTTCGACTTCATCATAAATTGGTTCTACCTCATCTTCTTCTTTTCTTATGAAATTTTTAAATGCTTGATTGGTTGAAATGACTAACGCTATTGCTAAAGGATCAAAAACAAATATCAAAGTTAATATAAAGAAATTTGCTGTTTTTTTTACGTTCCATCCTGTAATTTCACTAAGGTATTTGATGGCACCCAATTCCCCTGATTCTATTTCTTGTGAAGTTAAATCCAAAACTAACAGGTCTAACTTAGTAATACTATCATTAATATTTTCAATTTTTTTAGACAATGTGTCTCTATTAGTTTGTGCGACCTTCAATTGAGATTCGAATGCTTTTCGGTTGCCCCCGTTTGCTCTGGTCACAACTTGTCCTGTTGTTCTATCAACTGTTTGAGTAGTTGTATTTGTTGAGAGTGCATTTCTTAGGTTTGTGATATCTTTATCTAGTGTTGTTTTTTCTTTTTGATATTCTCCTTTGATTTCTTCAAATCTTGTTTTTTTAACTTCTATGTTTTCAATTTTTTTATTATTAATTTCCAAACCTGCAATGTTTTTTTGAAAACCAGTTGAAAGGAGTCCATAAATTCCAATTGATGTAAGAACTGAAAGGGTTACTAATGCAATTGTTAAATATATTCTTAAAATTCCATATGTTTCTTTCCATTTATCATGTAGGTATGTTGCAATTGCAATTTTAGATATTTCCAAAAAAGACCCCATAATTATGACAGGGATTGCAACTGCAGAAAAAATAATAGACAATCCAATTACACTATAATAAGCGGCTGTACTCGAAAGTCCTATTGCACAAAAAAGTAAAAACCATGGTAAAAATTTTTTATTCATTTGATTTCTTTTATTGATAAATATTAAAATAAATAAATTAAAAGTGACTTTTTAATTTTTATAAAAACAAAAACCCCCACTGGTACCGGTGGGGGAGTGTAGTTTCATTCTACCATTTGGATAGAATTGAGGAATTGCACCTTGGTGACTTCAGGCACCTTCTGCCGAGTTGTAAGGGTAATCTCGGTTCAACCCGACTATAAATAATCAAATAATTCTGAAGAGTCATTTCTCAAACGACGTAGGGCTTTTTCTTTGATTTGTCTAACTCGTTCCTTTGTTAAACCAAAATCAGTTCCAATATCTTCTAAGGTTCTTGGGGTTCCTGTGAGACCAAAATAATCACCAACAATAATTTTTTCTCTTTCATCTAAAACATCCAATAAACTCATCAATTTATCTTTAAGTATATCTTTTGTGTTAAATGCCGCATCAGGAGCTTCAGCATCTTGATTTGCAATTAAATCAACTAAAGTATCTCCATCCTCACTTATTGTCATATCTAAATCAACGATTGATGGTAATGTACTAAACTTGTCATCTAATTTTTTTCCACTATTTTCTACTTCTTTTTTTGCTCTCTGTAAATCTTGTACTACGTTTACAGGTAGACGTATGGTTCTTGAATTATCGTTTAACGATTGGATAATTGACTGCTTAACCCACCATACTGCGTAGGATATAAATCTTAAATCTTTATTCCAATCAAAATTTTTGATTGCCTTCATAAGTCCTAAGTTACCTTCGGCAATTAAATCGGGAAAATCTAATCCTTGATTTTGATATTGTTTTGCAACAGTAATGACAAATCTGAGATTACCTGTCAACAACTCTTCCTCTATAGTTGATCTTTCTCTTTGAGATAAGGAATCTGACTTCATAAGTTTTGCCAGTTCTTTTTCCCTCTCAGGAGTCATGACTTTTATTTTTCTTATATCTCTTAAATAAAATTGTATCTCGTCTTGATTAATGTGTGGCCCTAATGTTTTGTCTTTCATTTAGTTATATTTATAGTGATTTTGAATATTCGTCTAACTTTTTTTTCTCCAAGTCAGTAAGAGATTCCATACCTTTTTGACCAATTTTATCAAGTAATTCGTCAAGAGTCATGTTACAAATCTCAGGTCTTTTTAAATTTACCATAATATCGGCAAGATCCATAAAACTTTTACCTTCCTGTGTTGGTTTGAAGTCCCACTTAATTAATGGTGGTGTTGGTTTGTTTTTGGTTGGTTTAGTTTTCTTTAACGATAACAAATGATCAAGGTTGTCTTGTGACATATTTGATGATGAATTTCTTGGTTTTGGTATTAAGAAGTATTGAAAGCAATCTAGCTCATCATGAATTATGTCAATCCATCCTGCCATTTCATCAATAACCATTCCCGAAGCAAAATGAAATATCGCGTGTTTATCTCCAAACATAAACTTTGCCTCTTTAGAGGTCATTTGTTCGGCAATTTGACTTGCTATTTTATTTGTGGTTATTTCTGAGTTTTCAACTGTGTTATCGTAGTAAACAAAAAGTAAGTAATTCATGTATGTTTTTTAATTGTTTTACAAATATACTATTTTTTTTTAAATACAGAAAATTATTTTAAACTTGTTTCTAAATTATTAATTCTTGTTTCGGATATAGTACAATAATCCTGACTAATATCTATACCAACGTAACTTCGATTTAATATTTTTGCGGCCAAACAAGTAGATCCTGAACCACACATTGGATCCAAAACTAAATCACCTTCTTTTGTAAAAACTTGAATAAAGTCATAAGGTATTTTATCTGGGAAAGTTGCGGGGTGTTGTCTTTTTATTTTATTTTTATCCCCTCCATTTGAATAATCCCATATAGTACCGGGACACTTGGATTCATTTATTTCAAATTTTTGAGATTTTTTAGTTGTTCCATCTTTTTCTCTATTTGCGCCTCCAGTCAAAATTTTTCCGCCGTGTTTCGATGGAATTTTAACCATTTCTTTATTAAAATAATTTGGTCTTTTTCCTTTCACAAAAATGGGAATGTATTCATGATCGACTCTGAATCTTTTTGTAAACCAAGCACCATCTTTTCCTTGTTTTTTATAAATGTTACATTCAAAAAGTCCAAATCCAACATTATCACACCAATCAATTATTGTTTTAAATGATGTCAATGATTTATGACCGTCAATTGTTTGATCTTGAATCACCATTACAACTATACCTCCTTCTTTTGTCACTCTATATAGTTCTTTTCCAACATCACTTAAATTTAAAGTATAACCATTGTAATCCCTAAGACCATCATATGGTGGTGAAAAAACAGTTAAGTCGAATGTATTGTCTTCAAATTTTTTTAATTCATCTAAACAATCGCCACAAATTATTTTATTTTGCATAATGTTAAATATTTTTGTTTCTTTGGTCTGCGTGTCTCATGTTGCATTCACCACACCACCAATCAATAAATTTATCACCTTCATGATGTTTATGCCAATTGTTAGACCATGGTCTCGAGCATTTAGGACAGACAGTACCAGGTTCAGGTTTTACCGTTAAATCTGAGTTTTTGAACGCAAATTGTCTTTCTTTATTCAGAATATTTTTACAATCAACACAAAGAGCGTTTGATCTCATAAGATATCCATTTTTATCAACTCTTGCTTGGTAGAAACTAAAATTATCTGTTGTTTTTTCTTCTTTACATTCCCTACAAACTAAACTTTCTTTTATAACCCCTTTTGAGACAATGACTTTTATATCTTCTGTGGGATTTTCAACAAACTCTGAGTTGTACTCAGAGGAAGTTAATAGACCTCTTTTATTGAGTTCCAATATAAGTTCTGAATTTGTTATATTTTCTAATCTATCCATTTATTGTACTTTAGATATGTTGTTTTCTTTTTTTATTTTTACTACGTTATCGGACCAATTGTTTATCAAAGGATTGTGTGAAATTACAAAAACTTTTTCGAAGTAATCTTTGATCTTGATAAAAAATTCAGAAACCATTTCTAAATTTTCATTTGAGATCTTACCAAATACCTCATCCATGACGACAAGGTTTGGTTTTGGTAAGGTACATATCTTTGTTAATACGGATCTTAAAGCTAAGGATGCAATAGTTTTTTCATAACCTGACCCACTTGTCATAAGTTTTTCAATACCAGTGCTATTATCAATCATCAAAAATTCAACTTCATTTTTATCATTAATTTTTATTTCTAATTTGAAATAACAAGAGTCCTCCATCAATCTTTGAAGTTCTGAGTTGATCAATGGCATCATGGTTTTCATAATAATTTTTGAAACTCCATTTTTACCGTATGCTTCTAAAAAAATCTTATAAATTTTTTCTTTTTCTTCTTCTTCCTTGATTTTAACAATCATCTTTTTATTGTTTTCAATCTTTTCATTTAACGATGAAATTGAAACTTTGTTACCTGATATAACTGAATTTATTTTTGTTTTCTCTCTTTCTAATTCCTCTAATCTTAGGTCCGCTTTCATTAACTGACCATCAATTTTTTGATTCTCTTGGATTTTGTCTTGAATTTCTTCCCACCTTTTAAGTTTGTCTTTTAAAGCGATTATTTTCAAATCACAACTTTCAACTGATATCTCATACTTTTCTTTAACAAGTTTATTTTTTTCATACTCGTCAAACTCTTTTTTCAACTGAACAAAACTCTGTTCTTTGCGGGATAAATCCTGAATAAGTGTCGTTTTTGTGGTTTTTTGCACAATAAGTCCATCAAGTTCCGCAATTTTAGCATTTGTAATTGTTGCATTAATTAACTCAATACCACAGTGCTCACACTTGATTCCACCTTCAACCTCGGACTTTAATTTGTTGATTGATGTGATTTCGGTATCAATCTGAACAATCTCTTTGTAGACCTCATTATATTGTTCTTTAACCTCATCGTGTTTGTCCTCATGATAAAACTCACTTGGTTCAACTACCTTTAGTTCGTTGATTTTAGAAATGTAACCTTTCTTTTCAAAATCAATCGTGTTGATTTCTTCTTGAGTATTGGTCGGGTTTAATCTACTAATTTCTTGATCAATGTTTGTGTGTTTCTTTTTTAACATGTCATCACGATAGTTTTTACCTTTCGTAATTGCGTCCTCAACATTTGTTAATTCTTTTTGACTTTCCCCAATTTGAGTTGTGATTGTCCCAATCGATTCTTCATTAGTTGTAATATCATCTTTCAATTGTTCAGATGAGTATATGTTTGATAACTTCTGTTTTGAAAACTCTCCGTAGATTTCTTTAGCAACCTCTTCTTTTTTCTTCAAGAATTCAAGACCCATAAATCTTGATAGAACCTGACCTCGAGCGGTTGGTTTTGACTCTAATAATTCTTCAAGGTTTGATCCTGTTGTAAGAATAGTCATTAAAAAATCTTCTTTGGTTCCGATTGAAGTTTTGATGAACGCTTCGGTTTCTCTTCTTTGTTCTCCAGTAAAATTTAGTAACGTTCCGTCAGATAGTTTTTTAAAAAAGTCCAATTCGGTTTTAACATTCCATTCACCTTTTTTTGACATTTTTCTTTCAATATTTCTAACAATCACATAATCTTCACCATCGATTGTGATTTCACCTTTTACATGAACTTTGTCTTTGTTTGAAAATCTATTGAATATTTCTTCCGCCTTTGTTGTTTTTGTTGTTTCATTGAAGAATAAGAACATCAAAAGGTCCACCGTTAGTACTGTCTTTCCACCGAAGTTAGGTGGATCTGACTCTACCACCACAATACCATTTAATTTATCAAAATCTAACTTCTGATTTTCACCATATGATAAAAAGTTTGAAAACTCGATGTTTCTAATATACCACTTCTTGAATTGAGTTTGATTGTCTTCATCTCCATTCATTTTGTTTTCAACCATTCTGTTAATCCCCAAAATGTCATCGGTTTTATCTTTGTATCCTTTTGATTCAATGAAATTTTTTAATAAATCCGATTGGTAATTTGCATCACTTATATTTACAGAAACATCAATAGATTGCATTTCATCAGTTTGTACCGTTTTAGCCTTAGTTAAAACATTAACATTTGTGGTATTGTATTTTTTGGAGAAGTAATGTTTTACACTTTTAATTTTATCTTGTGTAAAATTTTCTGTCAAATCTTCCCAAACAACTTGTATAGTAGGATTTTCATATGAAGAAAAGTCCAAATCTTTTATCATAATATTATAATTAAATAATTTTGGTGGATTAAATAAATCCATTTTTTATTTTTCTGGCGATTCTTTTTCGTCTTCAACGGTATGTTCTACATTATCCACAAATAAATTTTCTATTAATTTTGACTTTTCAGGATTTGGTTGGAACGATAATGCATGGTCAAAGGTTTTTTCCTCAACAACTTCGAAGTTTAAGTTATTGCCCGACATTTCCACATTCAAATTATTTTCCTCGATCATTTTATCCATTTGAGTTTTTAACAATAAATCAAATGCTTTTTGCATTGCAGATTTTTTTTGTTTTATTTTTTCATTTCTTGCCGCAACTTTTTTCCTGTGTTCTTTTTCTTTTTTTCCCATTTTATTTATTTTATAATTTTTACAAGTTTAATTGAGGTATAACCAGTAATGCCATTTTCAAAAATTTGTACAACTTTTTTTCCACCCAAGAATAAATCATCATAAAAAATAATTGATTCTTGGATTGTATCCAAATATACAAACTTTACTTTTTTCATTTTGGTCTATTTTCTTCGAACCACTCAACTATACTATTGATTGCCCATACCGCACCTGCCGCTAACATTCCATCGAAGAATATAGAAAAATATTTATTAAGTCCAATCGTTTCGTGCCATGGAGCAAAAAGTGTTAATGATAATAAAAAACCTACCCATGTTGATGTACATAATACACATTGTATTAAACTAGACACAAACGAAAACACAGGTCTAAAAAGAACCCACCCAACATTTGGTTGTGCATTTTTATGTATCGAATTTCTCAATCCATTAAAGATTGATCCATAAACCAAAATGTTAGTCATTCCGTAAGCCGCGATAATCCACATTAATATTTCCATTTTTTTAAATTTTTTGTGTTAAATTAGAACCTTTCAGGAAAACAGCCCCTTTGGGTTCCATGTTTATTGTTGTGTTGTTTTTTTGTTTTTCTAACTCATCTATTATTTTTATTTTTTCGGAAAGTTCTTTTCTTAACTTGAAAAGGGTTTCTTCTAAAAGTTTTGTCTTCTCATTTCCTTTTGGAATGTCTAAAGTTTGTCTAGCTTCATTTAATTCTTCATTTTTTTTAGACATTTCTTTTTGGAAAATAATTTCCATTTCTTCTATTTTAGTGAAAAATATTTTCCTCTCTGATTCTAATTCCGAACTTAAATAGAAAATTTTTTCTTCTAACTCAGAAATTATTCCTCCGAGTTCATTTTCTGTTGTTTTGTCACTAATATATTCTATTTTTGTGACAACTTTTTCAACAGGTATTTCTTTAACTACTTCTTTTTCAATTACAACTTCTTTAATTATTTCAACTGGAACTTCAACAATCTTTTCTACTTCTTTTATCACTTCAACAGGAATTTCCACCCGTTTTTCAACGATTACTTCCTTTTCCACCCATTTTTCTGGTTCCTCACTTGTTTTTAAGTGTTTTTCACCTTCATTAAGTGTATTTCCCAAAAGACCATATCTCTTAATATCAAACCCCTGTTTGAAACACAGATACATAAAATGATCAGTGTCCTTTATACCTTCAGATTCACAAAATGCATACACCGCCTGCATTGTTTCCTTTTTAAATATTTTGGAGTTTTTCGGTTCCATTCTCAATATCTTCAAACGATTTTATGGAGAACTTCAAAAATGGTTTTGGATTTGGTAGATCAATATATGAATATTCTTTCGTTTTAACATCATAAATTCCATATCCGTGTCTTTCAACGCTTTCACCAATATTCTGTTGAATTGGTGATCCGATCATATATCCCTTTCCTGTCTTGAATTTAAACTCCTGTCTTTTGTGAATGTCTCCACATAATACGGTTTCAAGTCCGTCAAACTTTTCAACATCATATGCTTCCTCACCAAAATCAAATCCAAGATCTGTTTTCATTCCTTGAATTGGTCCGTGAAATAAACCTATTTTAATTCCTGTTGCAACATTTAAATCAGGTGGTATATTTCCTTGGTATTGTGAATATACACACCAACTTATATTCTCATCCTCATAAACCCCTCTATCTTTGTAATAAAAAATATTTTTATTATTAAGTGAATTTATAATTGGTGTAAGTGCGTCTAATCTTTCAGTATTATTTACCAAAAAGTCGTGGTTTCCAGGTATAATAATTGTTTTTTCAATAGAAGAACATTCAGTTAAAATCCAACTAACCATTTCAATAAGTTCAGGGGTCATTTGATTTTTAGAGTGAACTAAATCACCAGTAAAAACAATCCTATCAGGTTGTAATTCTCTCCATTGATTTATTGCATTTTCGAGTATCAACTTATAAAGGTCATGGTCTTTGAATAATCTGATATGCAAATCAGAAAAGTGTACGAGTTTTTTAATCATTTAACTGTGTTTTATCTCCGCAATATACTTCATAAGGTTTATAAAAGGGGTTGTCACTTGGTACTGGATTTGTTGGAAATGGATTTATTGGAATAGGAATTCTGTAAGGTTCTGAAATGCCAATCTTTTGCTCTTCTTTTACTTCACCCATTTTTTCAACTATAGGTGTTATATCAATGTGTTTATTTTCTAGTTTACCATATAGGTACCCTTCTAACCAAATATAAAATTCTTTATAACTTAACATAATTCTCTACAATAAAGGTTTGCTAAAACAACTTTTGCAAATTTAAATTCTTTCGCTCTGTTTAATCTTAATCCATAAGCCAAAGCCACTGTTTTAAGGTGTGGATATGCCTCGCTTATTCTCATTTTTCCCAATTCCATAATTAATCAATAAATAGTTCAAAATCTTTATTTACATGACCACATTCATTACACATGTAGGTTGGGAACGGGACGATTGTATCTTCGTGGCTTCCTGTCAGTAACTTTGGGACCTTTTTTATCATTGTAATTTCTTTAAAAAATTTTGAGTCACACTTTTCACATTTTATTGTTTCTTGTTGACGTAAATCAATTTTGGGTCTCAAAATTTCATCATCCATAATTTTTTTATTTTAAATATAGTTTATTTTTTGAGTTTAGTCAAATATTCTTTCATGTCCATTTCGAGTATAGTATTTATTGTTTTCTTTGAAACTCGGTACTCATGAAATTCCTTCTCTTCGGTTAGTAAAACCACAATACAACCTAAAAGTGGTATATCTTCATACTTAGTTCCTTCTAACATTTTGAGTAACAATTTACCATAAAAAGGTAATTGAGTTTGGTAGTGACCTAAAGCATTGTCAGGTAAATCTTGAAATGGTTTTTTCATGTTTTTAGTGTATTTGGTAACCGCAAAGTTTTTTGGTTTGTTTGTTTTCCAATCCGTTATTAGAATACCCAATTTACCATTAGTTCCTACAACCAACCAAACCTTGTCGGGTTGACCAGTGTACCCAAGTTCAGGATGACCTAGTACCATCTCCGTATCGATTAAGACACAACCCCTTTCTTTAATAAGATCAATGTATCTTTTACCTGTTACAATCATCGTATCACTTTTGATAAGTTGTTCTGCGTCACATTCGAAAATTGGTTGACGAACTTTTTTTTCAATACCAAACTCTTTTAATGTATAATCTTCTAAGAAGAAGTGACAACGAGATCCAAGGTTAGTAGATTTTCTACCAGCTTCAGCCCACTCTTCAATTAATCTTTTTGCTTCATCTACATCCCAACCGGCCTTGTTAAAAGCCGCCTGTTCAGTTGGGAATTCCTCGTAAAACAATTTCATTACTTTGGATACTGATGGGAAATCACTTCTCAATTTTCCCTTCTCATCTAACATTGTATATGTGTGACTTTCTTCTTCAAAAGTTATCTGAAACTCTTTTTGTCTTTCAGACAAGATATCTCGTATTTCTTGTGCTATTTTTTTTAAATCCATTATCTTATTATAGTATAGTAATCAT